CACCACATCGGCCACGGTTGCAGTTTCGGGGGTGACGGCATCATAGCCCATATTGAGTGTGGAGGCGTCATAACCCGCGCCGTCCTCCAACAGCTCCACGATGCAGACATAGGTATCGCTGTCGTCCCGGTCATAGAACACGCTGTAATCCTCGTCCGCTTTCAGCGTGGTACCGGCGGCGTCCTCGCCGTCCCCCTTGACAGTCACTTTCAGGGAGGCGGCAATCGCGTCAATGGGAAGGACTACCTGATGATTGGTTACGGGATAGTCCTTCGGCTCCGCCGCCGCCTTCATCTTCGCCGGGTCCAGGATATTGCAGAAGATCGCGGGCTGCTGCCCGAACAGCTGGAAATGGGAGTACATGAACTCGCAGAGGGTGTACTTCTTCCAGTCATAGGAGAAACCCAGCTTCTCCACCGCCTCGTCCCAGCTGGTCGCCAGAACGGGGGTATTGGACTTGGCGGGCTTGTCGGCGGACTGGACCGGGGCCGTCCCTACCACGAAGGGAATGCCCACCTTTGCCACGTTGGGCGTACTGACCGACGTGGCTTTCTCGTAAACTCTTACGCCGAGAATTGCCATAGTTTACCTCACTTTCCCGCCAGCTTCTGATAGTTGGCGTACAGGGCATTGCCGGGGGTTTTGACCTTCAGCCGCGCCTCCGGCAGCACATCCCCCGCCACGATCAGGGACTTCACCTTGGGATGCGACTTAACAGCGGCCGCGGCCATCCGCAGGGCGTGAGTCCGGCTCCCCCGGTAAATGGTGCCGGTCTGGATCAGGCCCTTGATGTTGGGGCCGATGTAGATATAGAAGCCGGATTCATTCTTCTTTGCCGCCGCAGAAGCGGCAGCGGGCTCCTTCACGTCCTCGGTACGCACAGGGGCCTCCGCATCAGATTTGTTTTTCGGCATCTTGCTTTGCTCCTTCCAATGTAATAATTTCTTTCCCCCGGTTTCCCCAGGGGTCTTGCAGGGGCAGGCCGCCGGTAATCGGCGCGGTATCCAGCCGCGCCACAGGCGGCATTTTCCAAACGGAGATCATTTCCCCCGCATAGTAGGGGGACAAATTCTCCGGATACACCAAGGTTTCAAGCCCCGCCTGCAAATCCAGCTGGTATTGCTTGCTCAAAACCGGCCACTGAAGCAGAGCAATCCTAAACTGCTCCATTAGGTTTAACAGAGCGATACCACCCTCCTGCTCGTCCTGGTGGTACACACAGAAAACCGAACGTACCGTAGCAACAGCGGCAAGCGGAAGGCCCTGGGTCTGGCTGTCCTTCCCGGTGATGATCTGATGGAGGATGTAGGGCGCTTTTTTCTTGGCCGCGCTGCTGTCCGGCAGACGGGTCCGGTAAACCTCGGCGGCGCGGGGGGCCGGCGGCTCCTGATCCCCCTTCTGCATAGCCACCGGAAGAATCAATTCCCCGGTGACCTTTTCGGTGAACTCCTTCAGCCGCTCCAGCAAAATCACTTTTGACATCGCTCTACCTCCAGCCGTTTAGAATAGCCAGCGTTTCATGGTCAAGCCGTTCCTCGAACTTCTCCATAGCCTCCCGCGCCAGCTTTTCCTCAACCTCCGGACTGCCCAGCATTTGCGGAACGGAGGACCCCATAAGCTCCTGAATCTCGTCCCCGCCGCTGGAGGCCGTACCGCCGGTGCGCTCAAAAATGCCGGTATGCCCGGATTTCATCTGCGCCACAAAAGCATCCTGGAATCGGGTGGGTGAAGTGCCTTTCAGCTGGTGCCCGGAGGCGGCAAGGCCGGGATGAACGGTATGCCACGCCCCTCCAAACTGCGCCCGTACCCATTCGCTGGTGTCCTGGGTGGGAACCTTCGGCGCGGCCCCGTCATAGCGGTACAGCGGAATCTTCCTTCCGGAAAACGTCACCGCCGCCTGGACACCGTTCTGATAGGTGTAGCGGACTTTGACGTTCTCATTGGCCCGGATATTCGCCTGAGAAATGGCATACCGCTCCCGAATTGCCTGCGCGGTGCTGGCGCGAAGGTGGGATACAGACCGGGACATGGCACTCTTGACAGCTTTCTGCAAACCGCCCTCCACTCCGGCCAACATCCTTGTCGCCCGGTCCAGCGCCTCAGCGCCGGCCGCTTCTACCCGGATCGTACTCATTCGTCAACCGCCTCCAGTTCAACCCGAAGCATCCCCATTTCGCAGACGGAAGAAGCGACGTAGAACTCCCGAAAGAATCCCCCGCCGCCTTCTTCGTCATTGATGCTGATACGCTGGCCCTTTTCCGGCTGCTTGCCGCCCAGGTCGTCCAGCGCACAATGTAAAACACTTGCAACCAGGTAAAGCCCCTGGGCATGGTCGGTCACCAGCTGCCGCCGATCCTGCTCCTTCAGCCCGGTCAGCACAATGGGAATACCCCTATGCTCCGGGCCGTCATAGTCCATGCCGTCATAGCGGACGGTACGCAATTCAGCAAACTCGTCCGTATTCAAAAAAACTTTGCGGATGTCGGCGGCTACCATGTCCTTGAAGCTCATTCCACCGGCCCCGCTGCGCTCAGGTCAGGCGGGGCTTCGACGCCGTCCTGCGCAAAATACTCGTCCAGCGCGGCCACCATGTCGGCCTTGTTCATGCCGCTCTTATACGGAACATCGTACTGCTCCATCAGCGCGCGAAGCTGGTCGGCCTTCATGTCGGTGCTGTACTCCGGGATTTCGTCGCCGTCCTCCTCCGGGGGCGTATCCTCCGCAGGGGGCGTTTCCAGCCCCGTGGAGAGCGGGTCGGTATCGGACGGGTGTTTACCCGCCCCGCCGTTCTTCTCGCCGTTGCCGAGGCTGTCAGCGTCGCTGGCGGGGTTATCCTGCGGGATTTCGTCCAGATAGGCGGCAACCCCGAGGGATACCAGCCGGGCGGCCTCCTGATCGGAAACCTCCACCCGCTCCCCCATGTGAACCGGACATACCCTGACCGCCTTTGTCACCGAATTGACTGTCCGCTGACCGTAGGTGCCTTTAATAATTTTGATTTCCATGCGGTACTCCTTCCATGTCAGCTCACCACGTCGGCGGCGTAAATGTAGGGGCAGTAGTTCTTGGGCGCGGCCAGGGGGCGGGTCGCCAGCCGGAGCTTACGCATATCGTTGTCCTGATCCAGCGTGAACTTCGGCACACGGACGCCGGGGTGGGAAATGGGAACGGTGCTGCCGTAGTCGATCTGCGTGATCTGGCCGTACATGAAGTGACCGCAGGCGGGGGCCGTCACCATAGCGCCGGTCTTGGGGAAGTAGGGCTTGTTGGCGCCGTCGTCGTCCATGTAGCTCTCGTCCACGGAAATGAGATTCAGCTGGAAGCCGCCAAAATTGAGAACGCCCAGCAGAACCACGCCGGTGTAGGCGGTCAGTTGCTCCCGAATGGAGCCGATGGCGATACCGCTGTTCTTGTCCAGCAGGCGCTGCAAATCCTCAAACTGGAGAATCGCGTCCGCCGTATCGGTACCCAGCAGCAGGTCAGTCACGGGCAGGCCCCGGTAGGAGAGCATACGGCACATGGCAATCACATCCGCCCGCATTTCCGCGAAGCTGGTCCAGGGCTTTGCCGGGGTGTAGATGTGCTCGCTGGCAGAACCCTCAAAGAACTGGACGTGGAGCTTTTCGCCCTTAGTCTTGTCGTCAATGAAGGTCTGCATGGTACACTCGTTGTTGAGCATGGTCTGGACAGCCATCCATTCCTCCCGGCGGCGGATACGCAGGTCCATGTCGCCCATGTCGTCCCGCAGAAGCCGCGCGGCCCGCTCGGCGGGGGTGGAAACCGCGTAAAGGGCCTCACCGAAGCCCCGCTTCTTCAGATCGTCCAGGGTCAGGAGCCGGGACACGCCGATGTAGGCGGGCTGAAGCTCGTGGATTTCATAGCCAATCCGCCCCATAGGGATGTCGCCCACGCGCTCGGATACGAACGCGGCCATGCGCCGGTCACCCTTGCGGTACTCGGTCAGCACCTTATCAGCGGCGAACACATCATTGTCGCCGGTGGGGAAATAGCGGTCGCGGAAGAAAAACGTGTTGGGGACGTGTTCCTCCATGATCGCCGCCAGAATGTAGGTATCAAAGAAATTCAAAACAGCCATTGTGTTGTTCCTCCTTACAGAGCGGGAGACACGGACTTGAACACAATGCCGCGCTCCCGCAGTTTGTCCTTGTCGGCCTCGGTGACGGTGTAGCCCTCGGCCACGGTCAGCTTCTCCAGGTCGAAGCACCCGGCCTTGTAGACCGCCGTGGTCACATCCTCGTCCGCGCCGATCTCGGTGTCGTCGCACAGGATGCAGTCCGGGGTGCCGGTGCCGCCGTACAGCGACAGCAGGCCGGTATCCTCGGCCTTGCCCAGCAACGTCCCCCGCTTCAGTACAGCGGCCTCGGTCAGCTTGCCAATGGTGCCGCCGTCCACGCGGACAGGGGGATTCAGACCGGCAACCAGCCCGTCATACTCCATCTCACCCAGCTTGTTTCGCAGTTCCTTCATGGTCTTAGCCCTCCTTCTTTCCGAACAGCGCCTTTACCTCCGCACGGGCGGCGGTCATGCGCTGCTCCGGGTTCATGCTGTCCAGGGGCGGAGCCTCGCCGCCGGTAGGTGCGGAGCCAACCGCCTGCGCACCGGACGCCTGGGTATCGCCCTCCAGCATCCCCAGGTAGTTCTTGCCGTCCTTGGCCGCTTTCTGCGCCATGCGGTAAGCCAGCTCCTGGGCGGTGCAGGCGTTCTCCCCAAACTTGGCCTCCCGAATCGCCTCGGCGTCATACAGCCCCGCCAGCGCGTCAATCTCCTGGATGCGCTTCTGCTCCGCCTGGACAGCGGCAGAAACCGCCTCCGCGCCCGTGGCGGGTGCAGGGTCAGCCCCGCCCGCTCCAGAAGCAGACACGGCGGCTTTGGCTTTGGCCTCGGCCTCAGCCATCAAAGCGTCGGCCAGCTCCGGGTTTTCCGCCCGAAGCTCTTCCAGATTTTTTGCCATGAGTTTTCCTCCTTCGTTGCTGCCGGTCTGCGCCGGCTGATTTTTATTTGTCACAACCGAAGTGTCACCTTCGGATTTGACCGTAGGAATATTGTCCGGGGCGAACATCCCCGGCGCGAGGTGGAAGGAGCGGCCGCGCACCAGCAGACTCCGCCCGTCCGCACTGGCGGCAATCTCCAATGGCTCGGCGTCCTCCATGAGTTCATCCGCAAAGCCTTTGTCAACCGCTTCTTTTCCCGTCATGTAGGTAGTATCCGACATCATGTGGGAAATGACTGTTTCCGAAAGACCGGTCTTGCGCTTGTAAATCGCCACCTGCGCTTTGTCCCAGGCATCGTAGGAAGTGGCGGCCTCCCGGAGTTCATCTGCGTTGTAACCACCCCACAGAAATCCCCAGCACTTGTGAATCATAATCAGGCTGGAGGGGTTGACCTTGACCGTATCGCAGGCACACATGATCAGGGAGCCGCCAGACATAGCCACGCCATCCACAATGCAGGTCAGGTGCGCACCCGCCCGGGACAGCTCCCGAAGCCGGTTATGGATAGTGTTGGACACACCCGCGTCGCCGCCATAACTGTTCATTCGGATGGTGACGTCACTGCACCCGGTCAGTTGCTCCAGGTCCTTCATAAACTCGTCCAGGGTGATGAACTGCCCTTCAATGGGGTCCCCCCACCAGTCCGTGGGCGTCTGCTCGTAGATATCCCCATACATGGTGATTTCTGCGCTCTGACCGTCTGCGGTTTCCATAGCGTAAACGGTCTTTTTGATATTCACCGCAGGGCTTGGATTAGGCATTTCCTTCTCCTCCTTCGTCCTCATCTTTTTCATTCGGGTCAACGGACATGGCCGTAGACCCGCCGCCAGCAGCGGCCAGCTTTGCATTTTCCGCCGCCAGCTGTTCGGCATTCTCGTCCCAATCGCCGCCGCCCATTTCCCGGGCCACCTGCTCATGGGTTTTTAGCGCGTTCTGGATTTGCAGGATCGCAGCCTTTGCCTCCTTCAACGGGTCAAGGGAATTTTGGACCGGCCCAATCCACCGCGCTCCGCACCATGCGACCCGCACAAGCGGGTCCTGGAAAAAGCCGGGGGCCTTAATCCGGCCACGGGCTACCGCTTCCGACAGCCAAACCTCATAGGCCGGTTGGCAAAAATCCCCCACAAACCAGTGTCGGCGCATACGAAAAGCGTCCCAGGCGTCTTGCAGAGCGGCGCGGGACGCTGAATAGGAAGCGTTGTATTCCTTCAGCAGAACGTCATAGGGGATTTCCAGTGCGGAGCCGATCAGCTTGCAGAAGGTTTTCACAAAGCTGTCAAACCCAGTCACCGGCATATTGGGGTTGCCAAACTTCACATCCTCGTCCGGCTGCAATACGTTGATGATGCCCTCGCCCATCTCAAGCTCGTTGGCGCTGCGGGACAAGTTTTCATCCCTGGGGTTCGCGCTGGGCACCCCCGCAATATCCCCCGCCCCCACTTCGTTGAAGGGGATTTGGTCGGGATCTGTCTTGGTGATAATCCAGGCCGTGAAAAAGCTCTGAATTAGGGCCATCATCAGGGAGGACTCCGTATATCGGCGCAACTGCAAAAGCGGCTCGATCACCTGGGCAAGATAGGTCACGCCCCGGTACTGATCGCACCGCTCACTGCTCATAACGTGAAGAATATTCGGCAGTCCCGTTTTGGCCCCATACGCTTCGATCCGCGTCCAAGTATCCTCTTTGCGGGTAATCTGCCAGGGGTAGTTATTGTGGATGTAATAGGCCACGACCATACCGCTGCTGTCTACCTCCACGCCGTCATAGATGCGGTTGCCGGTATGCGGGTTGGTCCCGTCGGTCATGCCCGCATAAATACCGCCATATTCTGCCGGAGTCCGCACCCGGTCCGCCTCCACCATATGAATCCGAAGGGAGTAGGGATTAACCGGCGTGGGCGCCACCCGCTTGAAAACCGGGAACACGTCGCCGGACATTAGCCAGGAGATCAACGCCAGCTGCTGCATACCGTCAAAATTGTTCATCCCGGTAGCGTCACAGTTCTGTTTGCGGTCCGCCCACAGCCGAAATTCCTTCTCCGTGTGCTTCTGCCAGTCCTTCGCCGCCTCCGGGCTGAGGCCCAGCACGTCCCGGTCAATCACGCTTTTCAGCGTCAGACCAATGCCTACCACCTTTGTCCGGTTGGTGTTGATTGCAGAAGTAGCCACGGGAGCGGCCATATAGAGCATTCGGCCACGTTGCCGCAGCGTGGCATTATTCCAGTCAATATCCTCATTGGGGGCGCTGCTTCGCGGAGTAAAGCCCTTCATCGCCCGGCGGATCAGGCTGGCCCCGGCTTCACTGTATCCGCTGGCCTTGGGCTTCACCCCATCGGGCAGATATAGGCCGCTGCGCTTATCCTGATACATCGTCTATTCCTCCCCTCACCAGTCCCTGGGAATTACCCCAAAAGACTTTCGGGGCTTCTGGCCGGCCAGCAGAGCCTCCAGCTCGTCCACCTTGGCCTCCGCGTCCTCGATTTCCCGCTGAAGCTCCGGAAGGTCAAAGCGGGTCAAGGTCCGGTCGTCAATGGTGTACTTCTTCACGCCGCCGTCCAACAGGGCGAGATAGGCTTTCCGCAGATTCCGCAGGGCCTCCCGCCAAAACTCCAGCCGCGCCTTTAATTCCGTTTTGCTTGCCATCTTACTTACCTCACCATTCATCGTAGCGTCCGCCGACACCGCCGGACCGCTTTACCCTGGACCGTTGCTTGGCCTTCGGCGCGGGCCCGGTCCCGTTGATCGCTTTCCCCCGCGCAATCTGGAGCCGCCGGTCTATGGCGTCCAGGTCAACCGTGAGCGTTTCAAACGCCGCCAGCGCATAGTTGCGGCAGTCTAATGGTTCGTTGCGCTCATGGCCCGGAATCACCTTCCATTGCCAGTGCTGGCGCTTTTCCGGGTCATAAATCAGCCGCTCCGACAGCAGGCCTTTGAAGTACGCCGCCCCATAATCGTCCCGGCGGGGGAAATGGCAAAACTTCGGTCCGGGGGCCTCCACCCGCAGATTATCCATGATGATCTGCTTCCCGGAATCCACGCCCAGCTGATATTGCCAGCAGGAGCCAATGACGTTTTTGTTGCGGTCCATGATCTTCATTTTCTTGGGCGGCTGGGTATACTCCCGGTTTGGCCCGGGAATACCCTTGATACAAAATACCTTTTTCCCGATGCGGTCCCGGCACCGCTGGCGGACAAACTGCGTAAACAAACCGCCCTCGTCAACAAAGGTCACGCTAATCTGCAAGCCCAGCCCGTCCCGGAATCGGTAGGTATGCGTTATCACATCATCCAGCGCCGCCCAGGTGTCCCCATTATCCGGGCGTCCCATGATGATACCCTTCTTGATACCCCACGTTTCCCCGAAATGACCGTGGCCCAGCACTTCATATTCCAGCCGGTCCAGCTGAGTGTCCACGCCGCAGGTCAGCACCAGAACGCCGTCCGGCAATTCAAAGGGCGTCCCGCCCTCTTCCAGACCATAGGTTTCAATCTCCCGGCGCTTCATCAGTCCATCCTCGTCCATCAGATCGCCGCGGTCCTCCCACAGCTCCCCGAAGCGGGTGTTGTAGACCACCTGCATTTTCGCAGTGCTGCCCTGGGCATACAGGTACTCCAGGATGGTGGACTCCCAGCTGGCCCACGGGCTGACAAAGGAATTGAGCCAAAAAGAACGGACGCCCCGCTGGTAGGCGTCCGGATTTTCCGCTATCCATTTGGCCGGCTGTTTTTTCATGGTGGCCTCGTCGGAAACGCAGGCGCAGTTGGAGCAGTAGTGCAGGATATTCTTGACTTTGTACTGCTTCTTGCCCTGGACCTCTGTTTCCTCAACTTCATAGCGGATATTCTCAAAGAATGTGATGTCGTGGAACTTCCCGCAGTGGGGACACTGGACACACCACCGCTCCATCGTCCCTTCATAGAACGAATCCGCGATTGCACTGGCGCCCTTGATGGTGGGGGTGCTGACCTCGACGGCCTTCGCGTTGTAGAAGGTGATCTGCCGGGCCATTGCCAGCTTCCAGGGGTCGCCCTCTTTTCCGGCGGAAACCGCCCAGCGGTCCCGCTCGTCACCAATGACATAGCGAATGGGCTTGGATGCCAGCGCGTGGGCCTCGGTAGAGCCGCACAGCGTCAGAATGCCGCCGGGGTATGTCTTTTGGAGAATGGTGTTTCCACTGTCCCGGCTCTTGGGGGAAGCCCCCTTCCGGGTCAGGCACGGGGTATCCCGAATTTCGGGAGCGATACGGAGCTTGGAATATTCCTTTGCGTCAACGGTGGTAGGATGGATAAACAGGATGGAGCTGGGGTCCTGGTCAATGATGTACCCGATGATGTTATTCTCCAGCTCGGACTTGCCCACCTGAGAGGATGAAACCAGCACCAGCCGCCGCACCTTTGGGTCAGTAAAAGCGTCCATGACCTCCCGGAGATAAGGCGTCCGGCTCACCCGGTATGGGCCAACCTCGGCGCTGCTCTCGGAGGAAAGCCGCCGCTTTTTCTCTGCCCATTCCGAAACGGTCAAATTCTCCGGAGGCTTCATCCCCGCCAGCACCCGGCTAAGGGCAACATTCAGCCGCCGGGTGCGTTCTATTTGATTCAGCCGCTCCCGCTCCTTGGCTACTGCCTCCTTATCAGCCGCTATCATCGTCCGTATCCCCCATGATGCTGTCCCAGTCCATCCGCTTCCGCACCCGTTCCTCGTATTTGAGCGGGTCATACTTGTACTGGGAAATCTCCTTCAGCACTTTGTTGACTTCCTGACGAATGACCTCTGACGCTTCGGCGGCGGTCTGCGCTTGCGCGACATCGACGGCCAGCCGCCCGGGGAGGGCAATCAAAGCGCCTCGCACCGCATAGAGCAGATCGGCAGTCATGGCCTCCACATCCTCGCTGCGGTGCATTTTCCCTTCCAGTTCCTCGGCTTCCAATTTGGCAATTTTGGCTTTGGAGTGTTTCAGCGTGGCTTCTGCCGTCTGCTTCACCTTCTCCAGCTTCATATCCTCGTCAGACACCGGCTCCTTATTGATGGTTGCGATATACCGTTGCAGGGAATCCGCCAGGAGCAGCCGTCCACGTTTCACCGTTTGAAGAATCCCGCCACGGATAAGCTGATAAATGCGGTCAGCACTCAGGCCCAGGAGCGCGGCCAATTCCGCAACGCTTACCTCTGTATCCGTACCAAGTTTTTCCCGTTTTGTCGCGGCCATATGGCTACCTCCTTCCCAAAAATTTTAGTGAAATGCGAAAATTTTTCCTCGGTGACTACACGACTATCGGGGTCATTGGCCCCTCGACCTCTGGGGGAGGGTGTTCACAGTACCTTTTTCCCCTCCGCGTCAATGCCTTGCCCTCTGTCGCGTTCCTCCAGCCCCGCAGAACGGCGTTATGGATGGAGGATAGGAAATACCCTGTCCGACGCTACCGCCCCTCTACGGGGCTGCACAGGTCAAGCAAAGCATATGTCAAGCTGTCGTATCCGTGTCTCTCTCGTGCGCGCGCGTGTATGACATACGCACATTAGGCGTACACACACGCGCTTTTCTCTTTAATCAATATATTTCTAAATAAACAGTGTTACATCTGATACACAGCCGCATTGACACTCGAAAAGCCTTGCGGCTACGGACTTTCTTATGTAACACAGCCAATCACCAAACTTTGATACATGAGATACAACAGATATAAAACCTGTATCTCTGTATCAGTCGTAACAAAGGGCCTCCCTTCGCCATTTGATACGGCCCGCCCGCTGGATACCCTCTGCTTCGCGCTGACAGCCCCGTGGGGACGAGATAACGGGCGGAGCGGGTAAACACCCGGGGCGCGGGTTCCGTCGCTCCACGAGGCTGTCAGCGGCGGCCCGCGCCCTTGGGTCGTATCATACCTTCTTGTAGATCACGGCCTTGCTGTATCCCTGGACCCCTTTGGTCATCATATCCAGGAAGTCGTCACGGGAGAAGTCGGACAGTCGGAAGATTTCCTCCGGCTTCATGCCCAGCTGCTTCCCGATCTCGGGGACAGTCTTGCCCTCGTCAATCAGCTGTTTCACGATAGCCTTCATGGGCTCCAGCAAGTGCGTACCACGCGCCCTGTTGTGGGTGATGGTGCCGTATATATCGTCGCTCTTATCGCTATGGGCGACAATCACCACGGGGACCTTGCCCTGGAGCTTCGAGTACAAGGGCTCCCGCCCGGATACTGTCCAGCGGTGGAAGCCGTCAATGATGGTGTAGTCGGGCCGTACCACGATAGGCAGTGTCCAGCCGTTAATCAGGATGGATTGGACCAGCAGTTTCAGGTTATCCTCGCTGACCTTGTTGGGGTTATAGTCGTTGGCCTTCAGCTGGGCCCGATCCACCCACTGCAATGTGGACAACGGGGCGAATACGTCTACCTCAGACATCCGTATTCACCTCCCGCCTTGCCGCGCTCTCCCCGGCGTATTTTGCGTAGGCGGAATAAACCGTGACATACAATGCCCGAAGCGTTCTCAGCTTGGGATCACCGGCATTCATGGCCTCGTACATCTGCTTGAAGTCACGGGGCCGCATGAAGTCATGGCTTTTGATATAGAAGCGGCGGTAGCGATCCGCCACCTTGCGGGTGCCGGCATTAGTGAAATACTTCTCCGGCTCCACGAAAAGCATTTGTCGGCACAGTTCCTTATAGTCCTTTTTGGACTCCCCTTCCAGGGCTGCCCGCTTCCTGGTGCTGCGCTTGAACATTTCGCTGTCCCAGTACAGCAAGGTCAGATATGCGTTCGGCTCCCGTTCCTCGATACGCGCCCACAATTCCGGCTGCGTTTCTGCTATATGCCGAAGCCCCGCAATACTCTCCGAGCCGAAAAAGGTACTCAGCCGCAGATAATTCTTGGTAGCTCCGGCGCGGTAAAGGTCAATATAGGCGTCTGGGTAATCAAGGTTATGTTCCTTGATATACAGCCAAACGTCACTGTCCTTCCAATCGTAGATCGGGAAAACCTTGTTCTCGCAACTCAAACCGCCGGCCTTCAAATCTGCATTGGCAAGATACACCCGGCGCTGGACAGATTCAGCGGCCCGCACCCCTACCATCTGAATCCCATCCCTTGTAATCGTGTGGCAAAAGGTCTGGTAATTCATCTGGCCGGTGTATTTCAATCGCGGGTCACGGGTTATGGCAAATGGGGGTGCGTCCCGTATCCAGGTTTTTCCCGGCTCCCATGTTATCCAGGCTTCGTCATTCTGAAGCTGGTGCAGACACGAAACTTGTCTTACAGGCAGGCAATACCACCGAAACTCCGCGCCCACAGAAATAAACCGTTTCCGCCAGCGCAAGGCCATCTGCTCCATGCTGGCATAAATGGCCTCCTCGTCAATGAAAATCACCGTCAGCAGCTTGGGGTCAATTTCGCCGCTCAGGATTTTCTCATAAACAAGGTGGGACATACACAGGCTGTCTTTCCCGGCGGAAAAAGACATATAGACCCGGACACCGTTGGAAAAGACGTTGGTAATGCGGCGCTTTGCCGCCTCCACCACATCCATACGGCTCTCAATCGTCTTTATAGCCATATCTTTTCACCACATTTCGGGCAAACGATATAACGCCGGTCAAGCTCCTGGGCCCGGTCCTCCACAGCGGCTTCCACCGGTGGAGCCGCTGCCGGTTTTACTTCCTCCGCGCTCTGGGTGTATTCCTCGTCTTTCTGCTCGTAACGCTCCGCCGCCTTTTTCATTTCGGCCTTGGTGCTATCGTCAATGATGCCATAACCCGCCAGCATCTCGTCGGCTTCCTTCAGGTCTGCGGTCAGCGTTTTCAGAAGGTCCTCGTCATAACCGGGAACGTCCAGATCGTCCAGGCCCGCAATAATCTCGTCAAAGCCTTGGAGATCATCAACCCCCAAAGAAAAGATGCGGTTATCCGCCAACATCAGCTTCTTCTTTTGGGATTCCGACAGCCCTGCCGCGACATAGCACTCCGCCTCGGTCCGCCCCATAGCAGACAAGGCTTCATACAGACCGTTTCCCGCGAGGATGGTCCCGGCCTCGTCAATCACGATAGGCCGGATTTGCCCAAACATTTCGATGGACCGTTTGAACTCCGTAATCTGCTTATCCGAATGAATACGGACATTCCGCTCCGGCTTGCGCAGATCAGACAGTGCTTTCTTTATGACCTTCATGCCCGCACCCCCTCATTCCTGCTCCGAGGTGCAGTAATCAGACAGACACAGCCAGAAAGCAATACCGCCAGCAAACTGCCCGCCGTTTTCACAATGGCGCTGCCGCTCATGGTCCCGAATACAAAGACCGGCATCCCAATCAAGATTGACGTTGCAATACCGGCCGCAACACCGCCAGCAGACAGCTTTTTCCCATTCAGCGTCAGCACCGTGGGCAGCATCGTTGTCGCTCGAAGGGCGCCGTACAGCAAAAACAGATCTGTCACCGTCAGGCCGGGGATATTGGCGATACCGATTGCCAAGGTTAGCTGTACCAGCATGGCCGCTTTCGCCGTTCTCATACTGCCGTTGAAGTCGCTGGTCAGGGACGCGATTGCACACAGGTTACTATCCGTAGTAGACAGCAGGCCGGAGATCACCATGAACAAAAACGGAAGCATTACCCAAGCAGGGAACAGGTTTGTCACCAGCTCGAAGTTGACCATTCCGGTTTCCTGCGCCGCATAGCCGGAGCCGGCCGCGATAAAGCCCAGGATACCCATAGACAGCGGGACCACCGCAAACATCAACGCTCCCAGCTTGAACGCGCCGCCCACCTTATCCTCGCGGATGGAAAAGGCCCGTTGCCAAAAGCACTGATCCCCGAAAGGGGCCGCAATCAGACCAACAACCGTAGGAATCCCGAAGGACAGCAGGACGTCTATTCCTTTTGCGCTGAAAAGACTGGTATACTCTCCCGAAGCCCCAGTGAGGCCCCGAATCAAATCCGACACGCCGGTATCCGACGAAAGCGCCCAGGGAACCAGCAGGGCGCAACACCCCAACATCAGCACCATTTGAAGTGCGTCAGTCAGCACCGACGCCTTGATGCCGGAATACTGCGAATAGGAATAGGCGATTGCTGCCAATGCCACCGTCAGCACCCAGAACGGCCAGCCCGTTACTTCTGAAAGAATCTTTGCACCGGCCAGCAGCTGCACCGCTGACGAAAGCACAGAGAGCGTTCCCAGCTCAAACAGGTAGGCTCCATGCACCGCCTTGGATTGATACTTTTGCCGCATATAGCCGGACAAGGTGATACCCTCCGGGGCCTGCTTCCGCATTTTCTTTCCGAAGGGTACAAAAATCAGCAGACACAGCACATTAGGGATCAGAAACCAAAATAGGCCCGGCCAACCATTTGTGTATGCCTTTTCCGCTGATGTGAAAAGGGCCGGCGCCCATATCCAGGTTGCCGCTATGCTCATGGCACTGCGTACCATGCCGATCTTCCGGTCAGCGACGTGGAAACTCTCAGTCGTCTTAGACTTCCGTGAGAGGCAGACCGTTACCGCCAGCATCAGGACGGTATACGCCGCAAGCACGATAAAACCGTACATTATGAAATTTCCTCCTTCTGTGATTTGTCCGTCCCTGGAGCTGTTGGCGACCAGCACCCGGCCCGGACTACACCGCCACGCAAAGGAGAAACGCGGCGGCAAATACCCTCCTTCCCAAAAGAATAGCGGCCCTCCTTTCGGAGAGCCGCCTGGCTTATTAGGATTTTACCAGCTTACCATACCACAGAGGGGCGGGTGAACGCAAGCGAACACAGGCGCACAAAGCGCACAACTTTTCATGGGTCTTGCTTTTCTTCCTTTTCCGCTTTCAAATAACGGCTGCACATCATCCGCACCCCACTTGAAGTATTGTGGCCCCCGATTGTCCGGGCGATTTCTCCCCAGGTCATACAGTGGATGGAGCGGAGGCGGAAGATGGTGCGAAGCTGTTCATCGTCAACCGTTTGGGCGAAGGACTCCATATCTTGTTTTGTCTGGCTTATCTCCTCGCTGAGAAACCGAATCCGTTCTTCCAGATCGGCCATCTCCACAACGAAATCTCCAACCGGGTCACTTACTCCAGGGGCATGAGGCATTCCGGTAAGCACCTGCGCTTTTTGCTGGCTGGCAGCCCGCAGGGATTCCAACGTGTCCATGTTTCGCGTCAGCCGCTTTTGAAGGTTTTGGCATTTGGTTAAATCTTTAAGCGTCATCGGCTTACCTCCCTCTGCTGTTATGCTGTGTATTTTCGGATTCTGGCCTTTATTGCATCCATCATGGCGTTTTGCCCGTTGGCCTTTACCTTCAGCGCCTGCATAGCGTCCGCCTCGACGGTACCCTCGGCAATCAGATAGATAATGCTGGTGGTCTGCTTCTGGCCCTGCCGGTACAGCCGGTCATTGAATTGTTCGTCCAGCTCCAGATCGTAGGTTGGGCCAAACCACACGATGATGTGTCCGCCATCCTGAAGGTTGAGGCCGTGTCCCGCTCCGGCGGGGTGGGCAATCATCAACGGGATTTCTCCCCGGTTCCATGCGGCTATGGTATCTGCATCCTTCAGCTGAACCGCCTGGGGGAACCGGGCCATGATCCTGTCGCGCTCATGCTGGAAACGATAGGCCACCAATACCGGCTCCCCTGCGGCTTCCTCCAAAATGTCCTCCAGCGCATCCAGCTTATCCGTATGAATTTCGTGGGCCATGTGGTCGTCGTCATAGACGGCGCCACCGGCAATTTGCAGGAGCTTTCCATTGACCGCCGCCGCGCTGCCAACGTCAAGCGTTTTCTCGGCCAGTGATAGGACTTCGTTTCGCTCCAATTCATCATAGGCCGCTCTTGCCGCAGAGGATAGTACCACGGGCCGTATCGTTGTAACGAGTTCCGGCATTTGCAAAAGGCCCTTTGTTTCCAGGCTGATACAAATATCGGAGATTTTCTCATAGACCGTTTCCTCGGCACCCGGCCTGGGATTCCAGTCATAAATCACATACCCATTCCGACGGCCGGGGGAGAAATAGAGATTGCGGTATTCAGTGAAGGTGCTGCCCAGGCGCTCCCCCCGGTCCATCAAGTACACCTGCGCCCACAGGTCGAGCAGGCTTCGGGGACGCGGCGTTCCGGTCAGGCCCCAAAGGTACTTTATCAGGGGCCGCACCTTCCGCAGCGCCTTAAATCTCCGGGCGCTGGGATTGCGGAAGCTGGATAACTCGTCCACAATCACACAGTCGAAGGGCCAATTTCTGCCGTAGAACCGTACCAGCCAATCCACGTTTTCCCGGTTGATACAGTACACGTCCGCTTTGCGGTAAAGCGCCGCCTGCCGCTGCCCCGCACTCCCCAGCACCCGGCTAATGCGCAGGTGCTGAAGGTGGTCCCACTTCCCGCTCTCCCGGCTCCAGGTATCCTCCGCCACCCGGAGCGGGGCAATCACCAGGACCTTGGAAACCTCGAAGCTGTCATACAGGAGCCGATCAGCCGCGGTCAATGCGATAGAGGTTTTGCCCATGCCCGGTTTTAAGAACAGCCCCGCGCCTGGGTGAGATAGGAGATAGTCGATACAATAGGCTTGGTATTCGTGGGGGATATACTTCATGTTCCCGCCCCTTCCGTTATGGTAATCACCATATCGTCCACGGCTTCCTTGCTGTCCGGCACGAATACCGAAAAGCCCAATTCCCGAAGTCGGCCATGCACATATTTCTGGCGGGGCTTCGGCTTTTTCCCGGTATCCTTTGTTTCCGCGAAATAGACCCGTGCCCCCGGCATGAGAATAATCCGGTCAGGTACTCCCGTCCAGCCGGGGCAGATAAACTTCAATGCCAGTCCACCAGCGTCCCGCACCCGGCGGCGCAGATAGCTTTCAATCGTTTTTTCCATAGTGCCTCCAAAGTTATCACGGCACCCGTCTGAACCGGGTTTGCAATCCATAGGGGCCGCACCGTTGCCGTTTGGGTTCTTCTTCCCAGCCCGGAACTTGCCGCAGAATCGCGCAGACCTCCCCGCGCTCCTGGCGGGGGAATTGGTGCGGGTCTTTGCCAAAACACTCGGCCCATACTTCCACCGCGCAGATGAAATTTCGCTTTTGAACACCAACCGTCTTGATGGACTCGTCCTCGGCAAACCAGCCTTGCCGTCTGCCAATGTCCATGTTGCTCCAATCGGCGGGCAAGAGAACTTCCAGGAAATCCTCGACCAGTCCCCGGCGCGGGTCGTCCTCCACAAAATCCTTCTGCTGTTCTTCGGCCTTCGCAACAAGCTCCGGCGGCAGAATCAGCTTTTCTCCGTCGTGGTAATAGGTTACTGCTTCTGCCCACAGCTGGTCGATTACTGGCTGGGTCAGATCGCCCCATACGGTTTTCGCTGGTGGCCGCTCCCCCAGGCGCACCGGCCAGAATCGCCGGTTGCCGGTATCATCCCGAAGGAAAGCGGTGGAATTGGTGGTGCCGATGAAGATACACTGTCGGGGGTGGTCCTCCACGCGGCGTCCGTAGGCGGCCCGGTAACTGTCCATCTGCTTACTGATAAAATTCTTGATGGTTTCAATCTCCAATTTCCGCATAGCGGCCAGCTCTCCCAGCTCTACAAGCCAGTATCCTTGAATCCCCTCGTAGGCTTCTTTGGTCCCGATTCCCGCCAAGCTGTCGGTGTACCAGCCGTTGGACATCTTTGCCACAAGGGTACTTTTCCCGCGCCCCTGCGGGCCGGCCAGCACAAGAACATAGTCGAACTTACAGCCGGGTTGAAAAATACGCGCCACAGCCGCCGTGAAGGTCTTCCGCGTAACCGCCCGTGTGTATGGAGTATCCTCCGCGCTCAGGTAATCAATAAGCAGGGTATCTAACCGGGGCGTCCCGTCCCATACCAGCCCCTTCAGATAGTTTTGGATAGGGTGAACTGCGTTATCTCTCGCGGCATTCATCATACCGTCCATAATTTTTTCTTTCCCGGTTATCTTGTAGTATTTCTCCAGATACCGGCGCATGGCGCTGTCGTCTGCGTCACTCCATGTACTTCCATTCACCGTGTCGGTTATTTTCCTCCAGGGAAGGGAGCGCAGGGCCACGGGGCGGACCTTCAGATCGTTGTAGGCAATGGCCCCTTTCAACAGCGGATCGTGGCACAGAATGATATACACGTTGTCGATGGTTGAGCGGACTTTCCCCTTGCTGTCAACGTCCAATTCGTCCGCCCAGTTTTCAACGTCGGTATCTTCCATCGGGCTTTCAAAATCGGACTTCGCCCGTTCCAGGCGTTCACTGTTCAGCCGCCGCTTTACTTCGGTATCCCTGGAAGCGAAATCCTGCATAGCCAGGAATGACGGCCGACGGCTCATGGGAGTATCCGGGGAAGCGTTCTCGTCCTGGTCCCCATACAAGTGGATGCGCACCAGATCAAAGGCGTTACACAACTTTCCCGATGTGGGGTCGGTGGCGTGATTGGAATAGGCAAACATCCCGCCGTCATAGAGAACTAATCCCGCCGCCGTGGAGCCCTTTGCATAGGTGTAGCGGTCGGGAATCGCGCAGGACGTGTAAACATCCGGCAGAAATTTCTCAATCGCAGCGTCGATGTCATAGCACCGGCAGAAGGCACCCACGATACCCGGCTTTTCCAGGGGGTTGCACTGCTTCTTGGCCTCGTCATAGCACCGGCAGAAGGCGCCCACGACGCCCGGTTTCTCTAGGGGATTGCCCTGTTTCTTGACCTCGCGCTTTCGGACGTCGACCATCCGGGAGGACGTGGGCCAGTAGGATATGTCGCGCCAATCGTGGTATTGTCCCAGAACCGCGTCAGGAGCCAGCCAGGGGCCATCCCGGAAGTCCTTGAAAAATTCTCCATCCGCCGCAGTGCTGGCGTAGAACATCAACCGCATGGGCTGATAGCTGGTATCGTCGAATTGGTCAATGCCCAGGTCGTAGGCAATCCGCCGCCCTATGGCCTCGTATTCTTCAGCGGTCACGGGGCGTTTCAATGGAGCGATAAAGCGAAGCCGGGGCTTCTCCGGGGTATGCTTGTGGGTGGAGTAGACCGCCGCCGCACAGCCATAGGACAGGTCGAACATATCCAGCAAATCCAGCTGAGCCAGATCAGCGTCCAGCGTGAGCAGTGTCCGTTGTTCCACACAGCCCGTCTTGCGCCGGCCGCCTTTCAGCCAGCCCCCAACGAAGCCTCCCACGTCCTTGATCGTGTCCTGTTCTTCCTTGCCCATCTTGAAATACTCCCGAATGGTTTCTTTCGTCCGGGTAGTTGTGAGAAGCTGGTCCAGGAACTCAGACCACAGCAGCTTCTTGTTTTTGCCGACTTTCGCCAGCCTGGAGGGATAGGTGGCAATATGAATCTCGCCGTCATGTCTGAGATTTTCCATAACGCCCCTCCTTAGTCCTTCATGTAAAAATCAGCCTCGAAGCCAGCCGCCCGGAGCGGTAGGCCCGGTGCCCAGGGTAGCGGTCGCCCCATGATCTCCTGCATCTCCGCCAGAGAGCCGGTACCTACGGGCATATCCGCTATGACTTCATCGTGAACATGGAACACAATGCGGTACCCGGCGGCGTCAAGAGCTGTCATGGCATCCCTCAGACAGTCCCGGGGGGTGGCCTGGGTGATATTCTCCACCATTTTCCCGCCGTAGGA